ATGGATAAAGAAACATGACATTGAGGCGTACAATATTTCACCTGAGGCAAAGGGGAAAAAGTTTAATAAAGACGTGTTTATGCGTGTGGTCGCAAGTGAGCGACTGAAATTTGAACCAGATTTTAAACCAGTCAAAATAAGTCAAGACGAAATCGACGCTTTTTTCCTTGCGCTTATGGCAAAAAATTATATCAAAAGATGATTTATATATGTAAAAATTGCAGCTCTGAATCAAACGACATGGATTTTGGGGAGTATTGCGAAGATTGCGGAGATCTTACAAGGGAAAAAACGATGCCTGAGAAAAGAGAATATACGCATGATTTGATATGGAAAAAGTACCTGGAGAATAAATGCCCTGTTTGCGATGGCAAAGTTGATTCTGATTCTCAATATTCGCACACCGAAAATGGCGGTAAATGTATGGCAAAGTATTTTGCTTGTGACAGTTGTTTCAGCCGTTATACCGTTGGATATAATAGAAGCCGTCAACCAATAATGTGCAAAATAACATATAACGCTATACACGAATAAAACAAAACAAAATGAAAAATAACGAATTAACAGACGGATTAACCAATAAACAATGGAAGGAGGCGCAAAGATGTTTTAACGCGCGCCCAAAGCCCGTCCGCTTTGCCGACACGGTAAATAGCAAACAATCGGTAATTAATTTTTACCTTAATCCTTTGATTCCTGAGACTATGCCTGCTTATCAGTCAATGAATAAAGAAAGAATGATAAGCATTTGTTACCAACTTTATCACTCAAAGGACACAGATATATTAAAAGAATCAGCCGCAAGGATTATAAAACTTATAATTGATTGATTACTAATTTGTTGAATTGTTGATGTGTATATCGGGGCTGGCATTTGAACCAGCCCTTTTTCATTTAAAAGATTACCCCTTGCGTTTTCGCATAATCCACGACCGCCCGTGCATGAGACAAAGCCAACGTATTTTGAAAAACTGGGTCAAACATCATTAAAGCATCGTGGTAATTTGTAAAGAATCCATTTTCGCTGAGTACCGCTGGCATATTTGTTTGGGTAATAACAAAGAAACTTTCTTCTTTGTCCTTATCTCCGTCAGTAATATCCATGCGATATACCCATTTAGGAAAAGCCTCTTTTACCTCGTTAAACAAGAACTCCGCGTAAATGTCCGACCTTGTTTTGCCCTTGCTCGTAAACACCTCAAAGCCCCTTGCACTTGGCGACGTTGCCGCGTTGCCGTGGATGCTTAGGTATAACGAATCTTCGTAATTTTTGGCGTTGATGTTTGCCTTCGCCACGCGCTTTGCCAAAGTTAAATCCAAGACAGGATCGTAAACGCGAACCACGGGAAACCCCCAGTCAATCAAATACTGCTCAATCTTTGCCGCAACGTCACGGTTGAACACGCCCTCAAAGAACCACCCGTAACCGTGGAACTTTGCGTTGTTATGCTGAGCGCACTTTGACGGGTATGTCGTATAATTGTAAGGTAACTTTTTCTTTGCGTCAATACCTCCATGACCTGCGTCAAGGAAAACACAAAATTTAGATGCTTTCATATTTTGATATTTTTAAGGGCGATGTAAATCAATACACCGCCCTGTAAAACGCATAAGGTAGCGATTCTTGCTGCGCCTATAACTTGAATCCAATCAATGCGAAAGCCGCACTAATCAATGATAACTTTGCAGGTAATTTTACCTCAATCTCCTTCCCAGCACATTCTTTCGATGTCTCCTTAATCTTGTCCCAAATGATTTGAGCCAACTGGACATATTCGCGCCACGTAAATTTCACTTTGTTGCCCTCAAGATGAACGTTTATTTCACTTGCCAACTCCGCAAAATTCATTGAGTAACAAGCCACGTCGCCCAAAGGTGACTTTATTCCATCTGCATTTTTAAGGGCATCTTTTAAATTAGTCTGCATATTATTTGTTTTTAACGTCTGAAAAATCTAAGAATAATTGTACCAATATTTGTTCCAGTTATGGATTTTATATTTTCCGAAATACTAAACAATTCCGTAACTGCAATAATGAAGCTTACAGAATACGTTATCTGCGATGGCAGTTGGAAGGTTATACTTGCCCCGTGAAAAATCATTATACCGCAGAAATAGGTCACTACCTTTTGCGATGTGCGATAAAGCCCTTTGCTTGTTATCGGCTCTCCCCTTTTCCTTGCCGCCATGATTCCCGTGACCGTGTCTGCAAAAACAACAAAGATTGTAAATATCAAGAAATGTTTGATGGGTAAGAAAAACGAGAATAGCACTCCGCAGCAAATGGAATAGGCAATGCCATCGTAACCAAGTTTAAAAATGTTGTAGATAACTGCTTTCATTATTCAAGTTTTATTAACCTCACATCTCCATCAACCGTTGCAAATTTGCCGTCAGCATATTTGTACAAGTCGTATTTAACACCGTTAAAGGTAAAGGATATTTGATTGGTAAATGTGGCTAAAAGTAAGTTGGTTGAAATTGTGTACACTTTACCATTATCTGGATTAAAAATTAAACGCTTATTGTTGTTTAATTCAATTACTCCATCAATAATTTCACCGTTAAAATTTAATTTCCAATTGCCTAAAAACTTTGCCGTGTCCCTTTGAGCCGTTGTAAAATAGACAGGCTTACCACTTATTTGAACGTGCAAATCATTGTAGTAATTAATCCTTTGTACGGCTTTGCCCTTTGTAATAATAGGCTTGGCATGAATAGCTAATGTGTTACTTTGCCTTTCAGCATCGGTGACAAGGCTTTGAATAGCCGTTGCACTATCGCCTAAGATTTGTTTTGAGCCAGTGACTGTGCTATCCGACAAAGTAGTTTGCTGAATGATGTAATAAATGTTTCCTTGCTTTTGAATGTACACTGTGTCTTTGACAACGTCTTGCGCAAAGGAAAACAAGGGAAGGAATAAAAATAGGTATCTCATTTTATTTATTTTCGAGGTTAATAATTCTTTGTTCAAGGGCTTTGATTAGGGCTTGTTGTTGCTGGATAGCTTTTGTTAAAATAGGAATAATACTTTGATAATCTACTCCCATATATTCATCAAAGTGTACGCTTTCTGGAATAATAACGCCAATGTCCTGGGCGATAAAACCGAGTTGATGTTCACCATTACTTTTATACGTATAACTAACTGGCATTATTTGCATGATTTCATTTAAGCCATAATTAATACTTTTAATTTCGTTTTTTAAATTATAATCGGATCTCGTTGTATATCCAGCAGCAGAAACACGCCCACCGACATATAAGCTATCGTTAACAGTTAAGCGATAATTTGCCTGCGGCGCATTCGTTCCTATTGCTACGCTTCCTGCAACTGTCGTTCCCGTGCCACTTGCACCAGTTATAAATAAAACATTTTGGTAAACGCCTTGATTTGAGCCATTCGAGACAGGCAAGTCAATTCGATTGCCAATAGCAACGTTGCCAGAGGCTGCAAATCGAATATTGTCAGCTGCATAAGTACCAATGGCAATATTGTTTGAGCCTGTTAATGTGTCGCCAACGGTTGTATTGTTCATTGAACTTATACCAATTGCCACATTATCAGTTCCTGTAGTATTATTTCCACCAGCACTTGTGCCATAAAAATTATTATTAGATCCTGATATATTATTTACGCCAGCTGATGCACCAAAAAAATTATTATTAGATCCATTTCTATTATTTTGACCAGCTCCTAAGCTAAAAAAATTATTATTAGCAGCGGTTGTATTATTTAATCCAGCATTAAAGCCAAAAAAATTATTATTAGAACCAATAGTATTTCTTAAACCAGCATTTGTTCCAATAAAATTATTATTTCCAGATGCTGTATTGAAAAGTCCTGCGTTTATACCAAAAAAATTATTACTAGTACCAATAGTATTTCTTAAACCAGCATTTGTTCCAAAAAAATTATTATTTGCCCCTGTAGTTCTTAATCCACCGCCTCCAATAGCAATTGTTGAAGAATTTGGCATCCTTAATGAATTATATAATACTGTAGAATTATTTTCTTGCCCTGCAAATATAACAGGTGCACTTCCTGTTATTTCAACAATACTTACATTATCAAGATCACCTGTAAATGATGAAGTCGTAAATCGAAAGCCACCCGTTGCACTTGTTGGTAATAATAAAATTACATTTGCCGTTGCACTATGTAAAGGCAAATTTAAACTTACATCACCTATCGTTGCAGTTAATGTACCAGCCGAATAACTTGTAACCGTGTAAGTAATTTCATAGGCATTTCCACTTGTAATAGTCAATGCAGGTGTGTAAGTCAAATTGCCAGTTGCTGCCGTTGCTATTGCTTGTGCGCCGTTAAATGTCCACCCTGTGCCACGCGTCCAATTTGTTGTATCGGCTGCAAATGTTTGTGTTGCTACAACCGTTGTTCTTGATAGATCTTGACTATTTTTTAATATTAAATTTGAAGTCAATGTCTTTACCCCATTTACCGTTTGCGCTCCATAGGTATTTACATATGCAATTAAACTTGTATCACTACCACCTGCAATACTCCAAACATTGGTATTTCTTTTATAATGGAAAAACCTATGATTTACCGTATCAAGAATAATGTACGCGCTTGTATCACTTGATGGAGTAATGATGCCAGTGTCAGCAAGTACGCCCCGCCAAATCAGCCCGTCAGCAGTGCTCTGTTCTCCCAGCGTTATCTTTTGATTGCCATTGCTCGGATATTGTGCCCATGCAAGGCAAGGCAAAAGGAAAAGGAAGAGGGAAAGGAGTTGTTTCATGTTTATGTTTTTTAGAATTAATACATAGGTGAATACGAAAGAACATACCATTTAATTCCATCGCTTTGCAAAACAGTACAATAACCACCTACAATATCAACAGATGCACCTTCTCCATCTGTTATTACAAAAGAATTATTTGAAGGTGTTACAATTGTTAAAGCTTCATTACCTTCTGGCGTGTCAAAAATTGAAACAGTGTATTTTACACCTATTGCATCAGCAGCATTAGGAATAGTCAATGTTTTATCCGATGTAAGCGTAGTGTATATTATAGTGTGATTAGCAGTTGTTGCTGTATAGTTTGCATTACTTATTTTAACAATAGGTAAACCAAAATTTTTCTTAAATAAAACATCTGATTCAAATCTTGATGAATCATTTAAAATAATTTTATTTGAAAATGTTTTTATTCCAGCAACCGTTTCATTTCCAGTTAATCCTACTTTGCCGTTAATCCTATTACTTAGGCTAACTGTGTCAAGGTTTGTAAGTACATTGTTTCCGCCTTCTGTAATATTTCCAGTCACCGCTAAAGTGCTTGATAATGTGGCTGCGCCTGTTACACCAAGTGTGCCTGTTATATCAAATGTATAATTAGGTGTAGAGTTAAATAAACCTATTCTGCTATTTTTGGTAAATGTTAAATAATCTGAACCCATTATACCAATCCTTCCATTATATTCATCTAATCCTCTTTCCATTATTGATTTAAAATATAAACCATTTTGATAATAAAAACCATTATTATTTGTTAATCTTAATGTCACAGAACTACCTTCGTAGCCAGTTCCTTGATAATAATGTATTTCGGTTGGAGTTCCAGATAATCCAGCAGTTAAAATAGGTGAACCTGTACTACCATCAATTCCACCTACATTTAATTTTGTATTAAACCCAGCTGTTGTTCCAGTTAACGCCCCTGTCAATGTTCCACCAGTCAAAGGCAAATAAGTTGAAGCTGCGGAAGATGTGGTAAGATAACTTGAATTATCATAACTTATTGTTGTTCCTGATGCCTTCACAAAGCCTGTGCCGTTTAACGTGTTTTGCTTTGTGTTAAATCTGGAAGTGAGGTTTAAAGAAGTTGTGTCAGCGGTATTAAATTTTAACGCAAATCTTGAAGTTAGATTTAATTGGTTTGTGTCCGATTGAGTAAACAAAAATGACGTATCTGTATAATTTAATTTTGTCGCAAATCTGGATGTTAAGTTTAATTGAGATGTGTCAGCGGTATTAAATTTTAACGCAAATCTTGAAGTTAGATTTAATTGGTTTGTGTCCGATTGAGTAAACAAAAATGACGTATCTGTATAATTTAATTTTGTCGCAAATCTGGATGTTAAGTTT